GTCGTGCGAGAGCAGCTCGATTAACTACTTTTTCTTCTTCATCCGCTCAGCGTAATCGTTGAGCGGTTCCCCATACTTCTTCTCCCACCATACCGCCCACGAATACTTACCTGACGGCACCGGTTGACGACGCTTGCGCCACGCCATCCTCGCCGACGTTAGCTTGATCTCTTCCGCCCACTGGCGTTCCTGCTCAGTAAAGTTCATCGGCAGTAAACTCCACTTCACCGGTTAGCCCGTAGGGTTGGTAATCATCATTCGACTGACATTGCAGCCCAACGTGCATCGCCTGCTCATTGCGAGCATGACCATACTGGATCGCTTCATCGCTCAGCGTGTAGATGCCGTAAGGGTATGGGTGCGCTTTCTCTTGCGCTAGGAAGTAAAACTTCTCTGCTGGCAAGCCTACAAAGTGCGCTGCTGCCATGTAAAAAGCAGCCTGCTGGTAATACTTGAATGAATTGATCGCGGCCCTGAAGCCACGAGGAGAAGCGTCACGGCATGTTTTCAGATCCCATACATCAGTGCCGGTGTACCAGTCAAAGCGTCCCTTGCACGGTTGTCCGCCAAAGTTGAAGCAGACTACGAACTCAACCTTGTGGTCGTCTTTCGGTATGTAGTCTTTCACGACCTCGCGCCGTTCCATGCAAGTGTCGTAAAGTTGCTGCTTGATCGGTGTGCGGTCTCCGAGATCCTCTAGCCACTCTGCGTACTCAGCCTTGCCGTCTTTCGTTCGGCGATCCACATCCGGCTCGATCGCAAACTCATCAAAGAACTTGTGATGCTCAAGGAAGACCGTGTGCTGCACGCGACCCTCAAGTAACGCTGGCGACTCGTTGGTGCGCCGTTGGTTCTTCCATGTGAATGGGCATCGAGCAATCGTTGTCAGATCGTGAGATCGCCACGCGGGGATCGACGCATAGGTTTCGTAGTCGAGATCCTCGTACAGTCCGGGTTTGAAATCCATTTTACTCTCCGACGTAGTTGTACCACTGCGAGCCGTCTTCCAGCTCGATCAATCGGTACCGGTAACGCACGTTGTAGATTGTCCCGGTAGGTATGCCCAGCTCTTTGGATATGGCTGGCGCTGGTATGCCAATGTCTTGGAGTGTCAGTATCCGCATGACAGTGGCGTCAGGTATGCGCTCGCGCTTCTTGTTGCCAACACCGATCTTGTTTCTCGGTGGTTTTGGTTTTGCTTGGTAGGCTTTTTGTGCAGCGATTGCTGCAACTAGATTAGTCATGTTTTCCCCTTGTAAGCCCCGCCTTCGGTCACGCGGACGGGAACGCGCTACTTGGGCTGATTGATCAAAGCCCCGACCTAAGTAGCCCCGCCTGCGGCCGCACGGACGGGAACGTGGTTGGAGGGCGTGATGAGAACCCCGGCCAGCACTCACTATACGACAATAACTCCAGCAAGGAAGCCAACAACGAAGACCAGAATCATCGCGTATGTAGTGAATTTCGGTACGTCAGGCTTTAGTTGACTCTTCAGCAATAAGCCAGCCGAGATAAACCTCTGCCTTGCGTAAATCATCCAATTTGCCTTTCTGCTCATATCTCCAAACATATTTCTGTATGTTCCCCTTCAGGTATCCTTTGTAAGCGACCTTCGACATCGAAGCCTTGATCGCCGCTATGCACTCGATCTCGCCCGATGCGTAATGCTTCGGGCTGTTGATCACATCGGGCTTAGGCTTGTTTAAGCTGCCCTTCGGTCTGCCGCGCTTTGCCATTTTTACTCCTAGAACGGTACGTCGTCTTCAAAGTCGTCATCATCAGCAGGCGCTTGGGTTTGTACTGGTGAGCTGCCACCCTTTTCTTTCGCTGCCTGAACCTCAAAGCATGGGGGTATCTGTTCTTTCCCCGGCTCGTCACAGCCTGCGATCGCATACTGCACGAAGCGAGGCAGATCCTCGAAGGCGTCGCACATCTTCTTGCTTGCCGCATTGCTCTCGCCGCTGAACTCTTTGCAGTAGTCTTCGAGGTCGAATACCACTTGCTCGTTCACGGTCTCGACTTTCTTTGCGCCACCCTCGGCTGCAAATACACCCGTGACCTTGCTGTTGCCGTTCGCATTCAACTCGACCGAGACCTTGCAGGTTGTGCCGAGGATCTTGGTCAGATCAAACCCTTCGAGTTCTTTCTGAGTGAAGGGCTTGTTACGCCACGCTTGCAGATGCTGGCGCAGCTTGGCCTTCTCATGCAGAGATAGGGTGTACTTGTTGAAGATCGTCATCGGTCGGCTGTCTGCCATGGTAAGCTCTGGCAGCTCCCACCAAATGAAAACAGAGTGTTGTTTTTTGACCTCACCCTTATATTCGTTCATTGTTGTGCCGCCATCGACGAGCTTGAAACATGCCGCGTCGTAGTTCCCCGGCGGTACCTGTTCAAAATCCGCTCCGCCTGAGTCGCTTGCTTTCAATGCCATGTTAATTTCCTGTTGCTGGTTTGTAAGTTTTTGCACTATATTACAACTCTTACCAAAAGCACAACTGGAAAAGTGATGAGTCTGAAAAATATCAAAGGAGGCCCGACAAAAGATTTGTCTAGGCCGATGTCGGGGTCGCTCCGAGAAAGCTTCATCGACTTCTTGGCTGACCACGGCATGGAGTTCGATCCCAAAGAGGGACTGATCGAGCACGGCCGAGGCAAAGCGTGGAGTCAATACGGTGGCCGAGAGCGCAAGGACAAGGGGTGGTATCTGTTGTTCTTGCATCAGGAAAGCCCCGTCGGACTGTGCTTTGACTGGCGTGAAGGCGATAGACCCATCGCGAGATGGTCGCCGGATGGTCGAGAGGAGCTGACAGAAGAAGAGCGTCAGCGTGAGCGCGAGCTGATACGTCAGGCCAGAGAAGAGTTTATGGCCAAGCTTGCACAAAAGCAGGCTGAAGCTGCAAAAGAATGCAGGAAAGTATGGAAACATGCAGAGCCTGTAGACGAGCATCCGTACTTAACCGCAAAGGCGGTTCCCAGCCATGGGTTACGGATGTCCGCAGGCCCAGACTTCGAGGGCTATCTCATCATTCCGTACCGCGACGAGACAAAACAAATCGTCACGTTGTCCTACGTCCCACCCGATGGCGGAACGAAGTTCTGGCATAAGGGGGCCAAGCGCAAAGGCACCTACGCACTGATCGGTGCTGAGTTGCTCAAAGACGAACCCACCCGTATCAATTACGTTGAAGGTTATGCAACCGGTGCGAGCTGGTTTGATCACATCAAGCAAGAGGAGCCGGTGATTATCACGGGCGACGCCAATGGCATGGTCGATGTACCGAAGACCTTTGCGGAGTGGTATCCCGACGCGACGCATATCTTTATCGCTGACAACGATGAGAACGAGACTGGACAGAAGGCGGCTGAGAAGGGCGCAAACGAGGTCAAGCTGCGCGGTGGCGAGGCGGAGATCATTGTACCGGGGGATGTGGGTCAGGACTTCAACGATGTGGCGATCGAGGGCGAACTCATCGAGCGCGACTACCGAGAAGAGGCGCTGCCGGTTGAGTATCAGCGCAACCCAAGCTCCGGCCGCATCATGCAGGTCAAAGAGAACTACGCGGTGGTGCTGCAAAAGAATGATATTGATCTCGCGTACAACGTGATCAAGAAGGAGATGGAGATCAGTGTGCCTGACATGCGCTTCATCAACGATCTGCACGAGGACGCTGTGCTCGCAGAGATTGAGAACCGGTGCATACAAGACGCGCTCCCTCACGACCGTTTACGGGTGAATCTGCCGCTGTTAGCGCGAGAGCATAACCCTGTGAAGGATTGGATCGAGAGCTTGGTGTGGGACGGTACGCCGCGCATACAGGACTTGCTGAACACGGTAGACGCAGAAGATAACCAACTTAAAGACATGCTCATGCGTAAGTGGCTTGCAGGCTGTGCAGCGGTTGCTTGCCTGCCAGAAGGCGCTAATCTCGAAGGGGTGTTGATCTTTGTAGGTAAGCAGGCGCTGGGTAAGACGCAGTGGATGAAGTCACTGGCACCGAATAAGGATTGGCTGTTGGAAGGTGCAACGCTGAATCCAAGCGATAAGGACAGTGTGAAGCACGCAGTCAGCCATTGGATTGTGGAGCTGGGTGAGCTGGGCAGTACGTTCAAGAAGGCGGACATCGACCAACTGAAGGCGTTCCTGACCAAGAGCAAAGACGAGCTGCGCCTACCTTACGGCCGCACCTTTAGTCGATACCAACGACGCACAGCGTTCTACGGATCGGTAAACGAACGTGAGTTCTTGGTCGATCCAACGGGTAACCGTAGGTTTTGGGTTGTCAGGGTCAACAAGCTGAACTTCAAGCACGAGCTGGACATGCAACAGATCTGGGCTGAGGTCTTGCACGAGGTCTACAACGGCAAGCAGACATGGTTTCTCACCAGCGAAGAGCGCGAACTCCTACAAGCCAGCAACGAAATTTCGCGCACCCAGAGTGCGGTCGAAGACCTGTTGTTGCAGCAAGTGAACTTCGATGGGATCAACACCAAGCCGGTGCAGATGGCCAAGCTACTCACCGACCTCGGTATCAAAGCGCCAAGGATGACCGACTACAAGGAAGCGAGCAGGATCATGCACGAGCACGGGATCAAGCCACGCAAGTCGCACGGCAAGAAAATATACGATGTGGAGTACACCCCATTAGATACCCCCACTGTACCCCACTATACCCCCGACTTTTGAGATGGGGTGAAGCACTGTACCCCCTACCCCCAATCGGAATTCGGCGCAAACCCCCATTGTGTAAGGGTTTGGTGCATGGGGTGGGGTGGGGTACTTACTTTAATAATTATTATAAATATATAGATATGATGCGTATGCACACTAAATAACGCCAGTTATCCTACATCTCAGGGTTCGTGGCGAAATAGGGTACCCCTGTACCCCATTTGGAGAAGCGTATGGAAAAGTTTATGTATGATTCATCATTAGACGAGCACGCTAACTATCAGCACTGGCGCTATCTGAACGACTGTGAGCGAGAGATGTTCGGAGAACGGAAGCTGACTGAGTGCGAAGCAAAGCAACGGTTCGGAGAACTGAAGAGGGACGGATGGCTGATCAAACAGAACGACGAGGCAAAGGCAGACCGAAGAAGGAACGACCAAAGCTAACGAATGCTCCGATCCAATTCGAGCCTGATCCAGAGAATGAGCTGACCGAGATGCAAGCCGCATTCGTGTGGCATTACACCGAAGGCGCGTGTGGGCAAACTGAAGCAGCCCGACGAGCAGGGTTCAGCTTCCCCGCCGCTGCCGCATCGAAGATGCTGAATGGGAAGGATCAACCCAATGTGACCAGAGCGGTTCGCATGGCGCAGGACGAGCTGCGAGAGAAGTACGCGATCACACCTGAGAAGACCGGTAGCATGTTGTGGAAGATCGCTGAGACCAGCTTTGAGAGCGGCGCATACAACGCAGCGGTATCCGCAATCAAGGAGCTGAACCAGCTCGCTGGACTCACGATACACCGCAGTCAGAACCTCAACATCAATGCCAACCTAGAGAAGATGACCAAGGACGACATCAAGTCGCGCCTGAACCAACTGCTGGGCGTCAAGGACGACTACGACCCGAAAGATCGCTGACAGCGCGAGGGAGAAAAATAGCGCGGGGGACTGCGTATGGCCCCTCGCCCAATCCCGCCCCCAGAATCTGAAAAAAATGCCGATATTATGTTAAATAGCGGCAAAACCCGCCATTTATTGGCTTTTTTGGCCA